GGAAAACCCGAGCCTCGGTCGCCTTAGGTATCACCTTCGGCACACGTATATATGGGGCTTCTTTGAGTTGATTTACCTCTGAGAGGATTAAATCTTTCATTCGCCACTAATATATAAGTCTAATCGAGTTTGGTAGACCTGGCCTAATGCCACCTATCCATTCTCGTCAATTCATTACTCAAGGATCTATTATGTCTAGACAGGAAAGATTACGTGAGCGGGATTTACCCTTCACGAATACCGGCGGTGAACTGCTTATTGAAAGCATTCAAGCTTCAAATAATGTAGTCACAGCTAGTAATGTCTATCCACTAGGAACAAAAGATCCACAAGGGTATGAATTGTTTGCAGATTCTATAAGTGTTAACGCCGATGGGGAACGAGAATTTCTCACTCCCGCGGAATATAAAGCTTCTCAGCTTAAATCCTACAATGGTTGTTATCACGAAAAGATTCTTTATGAGTCCGTGTTGAAAGGTGAGTTTGATCACACCGTATTAGACCAGTATACTCTTACACCAGGGTCGCATTTTCGCTACGCACTAACTGTGCCTTCGAATTATGCACCACCTTGGAAGGATGATTTTGTGTCAATTTTTGACACCGAATCCCCGTTGAATATACTGGAAGTCAGCGAAGCTGCCAAAGCTACTTATCCTAACGTCGCCAATCTGGCGCCTGGGATTAATATCATTGAAATGCTTTCTGACTTCACGAGCTCGGTCCTGCTTCTTCCTCAGATTCTTGCGAATATTCGGAAGATTCCGTATGACACGAAGCCTCGAGACTCTCTCGAGTCATGGGCCGCCGGTCATTTACAATATAATTTTGCACTGGCGCCGCTAGCATCCGATCTTGCTTCACTCCTTACTTTGAGTGAAAGATTAGATGCTGCTATAGCGACATGGAATAGTCTTGCCAAACAAGGTAAGATTGCTTCCTTCCATGCATCATTTGGACTTTCTGAAAAAGAAGGTCCGTTGGACTTGCCCACTGGTTATACCGATACTGGAATAGCGGCAGTTAATCGCCACTATGAAGGATCGGGAACCAGAAAAGGTATATACAGTTTCTATGTGCGACCCAAACCTATTAAAGCTACAAAGCTCGAATTTGTTTGGAGGGCCTTAGGTCTGCATAAACCGCTATCATCCTCTTATCAGGCTCTACCTTTCAGTTGGTTAGTAGATTATATCTATAACCTGTCTGGCTGGTTGGAGTCTTTAGAGGACAATTTGGACACTCTCTTTAACTTTGAGGTCGTTTCAGCTGGAGTATCTATCAAGAATACGATAGATGCTACGTGTTGGACTACCCTTGAGTTTAGAGATGGGTTCGTTGGGGATGGCGGCACTGTACGTCTCACTTCTGAGAAATACACCCGTATACCCATACCGAACGATGTTGCTGCACAGTTAGTTGCGGCTCATGCGGCGGAATTCACTTTTCCAAGTGCGTCCCAAAGCACAAATGTTTTTGCAGTAGCTGTACAGTTACTTAAAGACAAATAAAATTTAAACCAGGATTCTCCTATGTTAGCAGATACATTAACTTTAACTGACGACTTGTTAGCAACTCATAATTATGATTTGATCTCAAGTCTGGGCTCACGCTCGATTCGTTCTGACGCAAGTCAGTCAATCTCCGAACCTAAACGCGTTCTCACTTCAAGTGAAAAAGCAAAATCAGGTCGTGTGGGCTCAGTGTTTATCCGTGAAGATACGTCTACTTTAGCAGACGGCATCACTCAGGATACTACACGTGTTCAGTTAAAAGCCAGTTATAACCCGAATTCGGGTATCACTGATCAGAAGACTATTCTTCGCGCACAAATTGCGGAAGTAGTCAGTTTCTTTTCAGTGGCGGCAAACGTCGAACAATTCCTTAATCAGGAAATGTAATGAACGACGTGCCTGAACAAGAATTGGGCCCTCTAACCGAAATGTTAAATTCTTGTATCGTTCTGATACAAAATTTTTCAGATTGGATTGATGGACTCATAGCTTACTTTCAGTAAGCTAATCGTGTTCGAATAACCGGAATGTATGTGTAACAGTTTGGAGGCTCTGGATAGGAGTTCTACATGACTATGAAAAGCCAAGAGTACAACCTTTGGTTTATATTTGCCAAACATTTCGGAGTCTCAGATCGATCGATTGCTAATTTAGCTAACCGCGAATCTGAGTCACTTTATTTGTTGACTAATGGACTACCCATATTAGGGAAGGCTCTTGATCGAGCAATCTCTAGAGGTGTATTTGATATGCCTCAAGGAAGTCCTTTTCGTGCTCGTCGTTTGACGGCACTGCCTCTTTTTCTTTATGAGAAATTTTCGTTGATCTTCACAGATCTCGGAACTCTCAAGGAGGAAGTTAACAGTAAAGACATAGCACAGCTCAGACAATTGTTGTATTTGTTCTACAAGTTTGAGGTTCCTTCTACGGAATCAAAAGACTTGGAGGCTATACAAGGGTTCGTAGACCGTGACAATCGTGTAAAGGAATTAGATTTCCCGATCACTGATACCATGGTTGAAAGATTCCAGAGGTTATTACCCGAGGATCCTTTCGATATACGACCCCATCACTCGTCTGGTGCTACTGCTGATCGCAAGTCGCATCTCGAGCGCCGGCAGGAGGTTAGATATATTGAACCTCTAATGTCGACGTACGATATTAGTTATTTCTTCTATAACTATGAGCACTTTTGTGCTAAAGATATAGTAAGGGCTAACCCATCGTCACGCCTAGCCTTAGTTCCTAAGGATAGTCGTGGTCCACGTGTTATTTGTATTGAACCTCATGAATACATGAAGATTCAAAAAGGTTTACAAACCTTAATCTATGATCATATTGAAAATAGATCAATAGCACGGGGTCAAATCAATTTTGTCAATCAAGACGTAAATCGCGACCTCGCCAAGTATGCAAGCATAACTGGTAGGTACGCGACGATTGATTTGAAAGATGCTAGTGACATGGTTTCCTGGTCTTTAATTAGCAGCTTGCTAAACAAAGATTGGTACATGGCACTAAACGCAACTCGTACAGCAGAGATCGAATTACCTGATGGTAAATGGACCTTGAAGAAATTTGCTCCTATGGGGTCAGCTTTATGCTTTCCTATAGAGGCGATGCTCTTCTGGACCATAGCGCGTGAACACGCGCCGATTTGCTATGTATACGGCGATGATATTATAGTCCCATATGAATATGCGGACGATGTTATCAAAGCACTCGAATCATTCGGTTTGTTAGTTAACCACGATAAAACGCTCATACATGGCTCTTTTAAAGAGTCGTGTGGTGGCGAGTATTTCGCAGGTAGCGACATTTCGTATGTCAAGTGCAAGTCGTATTCCCCTGATCGTTTCATTGCTTTCGCCAACCTAGTTGGTGAAAAGCATGGCCTGGACTTGTCAGATGACATTGTGTCCTATTATGAGAATAAAATCTCGGCCGCACCAGTATACGTCGAACCTTATGAGCTTCGACAGGACGCTGAACCCCTCGTGTATTACACGAATAAAAGGGAGTTCTTTGACCCGACAAAGTTCAAGTACAAATGGGATGAAAATCTCCATCGTGTACTAGTTAAACGTCTGGCTGCTGAAACTCAGGTACCAACATACGAATTATCAGGCTATGATGGCCTAGATAATTGGGTGACAGAGAGTGACTCTTCAGTTACTCCTTGGACCTCGTATTATGACCGACTCTACAATGAGGATTTTACTCCTCCGCAGATAAGTCTAATACCTGATGTTGGCAACAAGGAAATGTTCGCCCATGGTCATCAAAAGATGACTTATGGGTATAGGTGGGAACCAGTAGGTTACCTTCTC